GTTGACATGATATCCAGCTCATCAACTAGCGCGTGGCCAGTCTTAAAGCCAACAATATTGGCCGGATTGTCCATGGTTCTACAATGAATTACACCGTAATGTCTACCACCCCTCGATAAATGCACCTCATGATCACCTATTTTGACGTGAGTCTTGAACCCCCAGTCGTGAGCAACTTCATCAATCGTAGGATAAAAAACGCCCTTGACTAGCTTATACGTAGGCGCATAGTAACCGGCGTTTACCTTGGGGAATCTTGAAAAGTGGTGTATCAGACTGGAGCTGCCCGCCCAGGTTTTACCACTACCAAAGCCCGCAACGAACGCTCGGAACTTGTGTGGCATCTGTAAAAACTTAGCTTGCGGCGTGTTTAAGCTAGGCATCTTTTGAAGCGTCAACTACGTTGATATTAATCTCTAGCGGCTCTGCTTCGAGTTCTTCTTCTTGAGGTTTTTCGTTGTAACCATGCTTACCCAAGACGAGTTTTACTATGTTCGAATTGTACTCACCTATAAGCCCCATATTAAGCAAAACACGCTCCTGCTCGGCGTTACATTTAGCTAATATGTTAGAAAAATTCTTCTTTTCATCCTTCGCCCAGGCGTATAAAGTTTCGCGCCTGACATCGAGAAGCGAAGACAATCCGACATGTGAAGGGATGGCGTCGCGCTCTTTCCAGCCGCCTTCAACATAGACTAGCGCCTTTGCTTCTAACGCCTTTGAATATTTAGGGGGGCGGCCCTGCTGCATAAATACATCTCAATAATTTGGAGCTTTCAGAATAGCAAAAAAAAGCCCGTCGGGGAAGGTGACGGGCAAATATCACTGCTAGGGAAGGAAAACGTCAGTTTACACCAGTACTTCCGAAACCGCTAGCGCCTCTGAGCTTGGCCTTCAAATCATCCAAGTCAATGTTTGACGGCGGCAGAGTATCCATAATCAATAGCTGTGCAATCCTGTCGCCCGTGTTGATATGCAAAGCCTGGTTTCCGTGATTGATTAGAATCACTTTAATCTCGCCTGTGTAATCTGAGTCAATCACACCAGCCAAGACATCGATCCCATACTTTGCCGCCCAACCTGAGCGCGGTTTGATTATACCAACCTTATCGTTGGGCAATGTTAGCCCCAGCGACGTTTCGAAAATAGCGTGCTCACCCTCTCTCAATACTGTTGAATCGCCCGTGAAAGCAAGATCAAAACCTGCCGAGCCTGCCGTAGCTCGCTTTGGCATTTTTACATCTGGAGTTAGTTTTCTGAATATGATCATACTCGCCCCTCCTCAACAGCCAACCACCTATTGGCATAATCCGCTATTTTTCTAATCTCATCTAGGCGCGCATCTTTTCGGCCTAGCCTTGTTCTGTATCGCTCCATGACCGTCCACATGATCAAGTCGAATTGCTCAGCGTCGTACTCATCAGCCCACTTGTCGATCAAGTCGCGCCCGTCTTTGTTTGTGTAGCGTGGTTGTTTTGCAAGCTTGCGCGCCGTCTCTACTTCAGTTTTCGTGATAGGTCTGGTTTCGCCGTTCTCGTCCGTTATGGTTATGGTCGGCTCGTGCAGGCGGTAGGCGATTATGTCGCTGCCTAAATACGCACGACCCCAGAAAAAACTACGCGCTAGCACCCCAGTTTCAGTGTCGCCATTACTGAGCCTGATATCAGCCCTCACATTTCTATCAACAGGACACTCCCCACCATGCCACTCTATCCAATCGTCATTACTCATAACGCCACCCCGCTATCATCTGCTCTATGTGCGCCACCATCGCGCCCCACTCGTAAATCCCCATCTCGCGTTGCTTGAGTATGTTCATCTCCGCTTGTGTTATCAGTACTCGTCTCGGCTTCCACGGCTCTAGGCTCGCTTCGTGCTCCTCTGTCCAGTGCATTGTCTTTCTTCCCGAAAATTCTATCAAAGTTATCATTAAAATTATCGTTACTCGGCCTGCTCCGCAAGGCGTCGCCGGTAATGTCGTTAGTTGTTGTCATTATTTCCCTCCTAGTAGCTCTGGGTTTTCGTGAATGTTGCCTATGACCGTAGCCTGCTTGAACTTGTGTCCCCAAAGAATATGTATCCCATCATTATTCGCGAACCATCTACCCTGGTACTTATGGAACTTCACAGGCACAGTATCCCTGAATAGATCAGAGCTTAAAATGTCCCCGTCATAAATCTCAACACCGTTTTTATCTTTGAGGCCGGTGTATTGCATTAAGTGGTGATGCTTAAGGCCTCCACCCATTAAGCCGGACAACAAAGCGCTGAAGCACTTAATAGTGGCCCAGTCGATCATGGTTTTATCTATATCGTTCCAAGCCCTAAACTTAATCTCTCTCATAACTCCACCTCTATACTTTTGTTTTTCAATGACTTGCGGGTTACAACTCCACCTCTTTCGCCGCATCGTCAGCAAGCGCTTTAAATGCCGCCACTTCGATCTCGGCGATAATGTTATCGTTTAGCACGTCGGTCACATCGTTAATGCCTAAGCGCACTGTCTCAACTTCGAACCATGCGCTTGCGATATCGTGATCGAAATATCCCTCAACCGTGAAGTGTAGTTTTTCCTTGTCGAAGTCGAATATGTATGCACTCACCCTAAACACCCTCCAACAATAGGCCTAGCTGCTTCTCTAGCTTCGTCTGACGGGTTTTCAGCTTCCCCCGCTCGTTCTCATTGGATAAAACGCAAACGCCCCACACGAAGACCCACAGGCCGACAGTGAAAACGCATAACAGCAAGTGAAGCACGTGATTGGTTTTCAGGTTGGCCAGCTCCATGTTGATTTTAACAATCTGGCGCTCAATGCCTCTTATCTGATTTTCGTTTTTCATAAATCCCCTTTACCAGCTTACGCCGAACCAAAGACCGACACCGTGAATGATACCGACCGGAAAAATAAAAGCGCCAGCAATCAACAGCATGTACTTGGCAGCAATTAAACAATGGATGACATGCGTCAACCATGCTACAGGCAGTAGCAGCAGTAGTACGTATATGACTAAATCTTTCATCACTTATCCCCTCTCTCAAACCCATACGTATTCATCAAAGCCTTTTCGACCAGATCGCCTTTTGAAATATCATCTCGCTTTACTGCTTCAGAAACTTTATCGACTAGCCACTGAGGAACAGTGACCGCTAGAACAACTCGCTTCAATTCTGGTTTAACTTTTCGGTTTGCCATTTCCTTTCCTTTGTTTTGTTAATGTGCGAGCATTATATATTTATAAAATATTAAATGTAAAGTGTTAAATTGCAATTTTCGCAGGGGTGCAGATAGATCATCTACGTGCACCCGCCCGAATCCCGCGTCACCACTGGGCTAGAGCCGGATGGGGTGCACGTGGGTGTAGCAGGTGCACCTAATTCCCTATAGGCTACGTTTTACCCCTATATATGCCCTATTTACTACTTTTCTCTTTTTTACTATATTACCTACACCCTCCTACACCCCTAGTAATAATAGTATAGATATCAAGCACTTAGGGGGTGCACGTAGGGGTGCACGTAGGGGTGCACGTGGGTGCACGTCGGCAGGATTTGAAGCCAAAAAAAACCGGATATTAAAATCCGGTCTTAAATGGTGGTAGCTGAAATATCGTCCTCCCCTTGGCTCGGCCAGGCGAAACACCGAATTTATCACGCAATATCGCGCCACATTTTCGCGCTTGAGCGGCGTTCGGTTTGTCAAATCCGATCATGTGAAGCACATCTGTTGCGGTATATCGCTCCGTCCTGGGTACGTTAAAATCGAAACATTTGTGTATCAATTCCTCTATTGGATCGGCTGTTTCAAATGCTGAATTATGCTCGTTTAACAGCGCCACTTCATCCCTTGATAGCCACCAAATTTCCTTGCTGTCGTACATGGTTTTTACTTGCGCCCAGATCTGTTGAACGTCTAAACCATGCTTTGAATTTAAGCCGCCGCCGCACTCAACAGTCCAGTATCGCCGGTTCCCTGTGTCGTCGTTTAAGTACTGTTTCGGGTTTACAGACGCGAAGAAAACAGTTCGTCTAGGGTACTTACTAGCCGACCTGCTATAGCGCAAAAACAGTTCATCGCATTGAGTTGTAATAAACGATTTCAGCGCAGCTATATCAGACTTTCGGAACGTGGCGTCCAGCTCGCCTAACTCGACAAGCCAGTGAGATATGCACATCTTCACGCTGTCACGGTCAGACGGGTTCAAGATAGCGCCCTCCTTGCCCCAGTGCCGGTTATCACCAAGCAGCGACCAAAACCAGCTTGTTTTGCCTACGTTCTGCGCGCCCTGGAGTACTAACACCCCATGAGCCGCGACACCTTCAGGCTCGAACGCAGCAGCTACGGCTGAGATCAGCCACCGCTTGAGGAAGATCATGGCAAGCGTTCTGTCTTTAGGGTCGAGCGAGTCACACAGCGCCTCGATTCTGTCTTGACCATCCCATGCAGCGCCGTCTATCCAGTTGGCGACGGGGTTGTACTTGTTTCGATCAGCAAGGGCTAGCAGGTACTCAGGGATAGTACCTGTCGGCATTCGATGCCGTGACGCTAAGCTGATCACCTCAGAAACAGAGCATGCGCGTTCGTTGTCGGTGGTGTACTCAGAGTTAGGTATGACCACCTCCACCTCCTTGGATATGGCGTTATATCGTGACTGCACGGCGTAGGTGTCGCATAGCTGGTGCAGGTTCTCGATAGTCGCAAGCGGCTTACCGTTGTCGGTCTGGTCGTGCCACTCGATGAAGTTAGGATTGCCCACCGCTTGCACGCGCTCGACTGGTAGCTCTGGGGGTTGGCCGTCCTGCTCTGGGGGTTGTGCTCTGGGGGTTCGCTTGAGATCGATGCCCACGATAGCCGCCGCCGCCTTGAAGCTGGCCGATCTGTCGCCGTTGTGCTCGTAGTACGTGAACAGGTCGAAAGCGTTAACAGGCTGGCCGCTCTCCTCTGAGCATAGCGGGTCTGACGCGTGATGCACCCACGCCGCACGCCCATCAGGAAACGGAATCACGCCAGGCAGTTTCGTGCCTGAGTGTGGCGACAGGTAGCGCTTGCCTATTCGCTTGTAACCGTAGTTCTCAAGTGCTGAGTCTAACGAGTTGGCCGCCAGGTAAGCGTCAACGACCTGATTAGCCGTCGTGTTGTCGGTGTTGCGTGGCGGTGGTGTCTTGCGCTCTGGTTTGGGTTCTGGTGTTAGCCATGGGCACACCTCCTTGAATTGCGGCTTGAACGCCTCCCACGCGCCCCAGATAGCTATTATCCAGTCGGGCGGTGTAGGCCATGGGCTAGCGGGTTGCACCTCCCACGTGTAAGGCTCTTGTGTGTCAGGATGGATAGAGGGCGGTAGAACGTCTTGGCGAGCCTTGCCGCCAGCCTCAGCGCTGCGCAACTCGAACACAGTGTACTGCTTCTTCGGGTCGTCCTTCTTAGGCCAGTTTAGTTTAACGTAAGGCAGCGACATGCCCTCTGGAAGCTTGAACACTAGCCGCTTGCCCTTGCTAGCACCCTTGATGACTGGGTACTGATCAAGCGATTCGATCGGCAGGCCGTACTCCTCAAGGATGAGCGCGAACGATTCAAGGCAATCTATATCTAAGCTACAGAAACCAGAAGCGCCCAGGTTTAAACCGATGTTGTCTTGCGGATATTGCTCCCAATAAGCGGCGGGCGTCTCAGTGTCGCCCCATTCCCTCTGCTTTGGTAGTTTGCTGCATGGCTTGAGTGGCAATAGCTTCATGCCGTAGCGCTGCGTGTATCGCTCAGCGTACCAGGCGTGTGATTTAGTTGTCATGTCTTCCCCTTGTTATTAGTCGTTGAAAAGTATCGCTAGTGCCTCTTCTGGGCTTCGTGCAATACCGGCGCGGCCACCTGCTTGCTTAACTCGCTCTATAAAGTTTAGTTGTTCTTTTGTTGCGCGGCCTGTTGGTGTCTTCACCTCGATTGCTAGAAATTGGCCGTCGGGCGACAAGCCTATCAAATCAGAACTACCCACGGCAAGGCCGAATCTAATCAAGCGCGCATCACCCAGCGTAACCTGCTGGCCTGCCTGGTGTAGTTTTTTGCCTACCCACGCACCGCTCGTCTCATTGCGAAATATAAGGCAACCAGCATCAGATAAGGCTAGCATGATAGCGCGTTGTATCTTGGTTTCTATGTTCATTTCACCGCCTCATAAATTTTAAGCATTGCTGATTGAGAATCTATAATAACTTTTGAAATTGCGACCGCCTTTTCAACACTCGATGCACTTGCGCTAGATTTAATAGCGTTAACTCTACACACCGCAACAGCCGAAACTTGAGCGCACATAATCGTTTTTATTGACTGTCTAACCTTGTATTGCTTGGCGAATCTGGTATTAATCCACTTTATAGCCTTGCCGTTTACCCTGTATCGCTTATTCATGCGTCCACCTCCGCTTTAATAGCCACTAACGCCTTGCGCGCTTGCTCAAACTCAACCGCCGTGGGTTTCTTCTTCATTCGCCCGCAATACGTGATAGCCGCCCATTGCGCCGGACGATTCAGACCACGCTCAACACCGACACGCACTAGATCTTCAATAGATCGCGCTTGACCTTGCGCTCTCTTCTGTCGCTTGCGTTCGTTCTCGATATTGACCTTTTCAAGCTCGCCCTCAATAACTTGGATCATAGCAGGCGTTTTGCGTGTGCAAGGTTCGCCGCATGACGGGCATTTATCAGGGCCAGCTTTAAACACGTGATAGCATGATTTGCATTGCTGTATGTGCAGATCTGGGTCTTCGTCCTTGGTCTTGCGCTTGCCTTTCTTCTTGCCGTCTAAACTCCACTCTCGCCGGTCATCTGGTAAGCCATGAGTAAGAACACAGCCAGCATGATCCAGAATAATAGCTGCGTTAGGCTTGCGCCTCAGCGCTCTAAATATTTGCTGCAGGTAGCGCGCCTCGCTCTGAGTTGGTCGCAGCAATATGCAGCACTCAAGCGTAATGTCTTTGCCTACCTGTGCACTGAGGTCGAAACCCTCGATAACTAATTCACAATTGCACAAGACTTTATAGCGCCCCGTTGCAAGTCCTTCGCACGCCTCTTTTAGTTCGGCTTCTGTGGTGTCTGCGTCAACGTGTACGGCTGGCACGCCGTTAGCCGTGAAAGCCTCTGCTGTGTGCTTGCTGTGCTTGACGTTCACGCAATAACAAACCGTTCTCATACCTAGCGCGTACTTCTTCCAGTGCGAGACAGCATCACCAACCAGGTGCGCCTTATCCATCGCCTCAGCTAACTGTGAGCGGTTATAGTCTCCGCCGTCTTTCTTGACCTGCGTCAAGTCTGGCTTAACAGGCGTTGTGTATATTTCATACTCAGACAAGCGGCCTTGTTCTATTAGCCACTGAGTCGAGCGCGCCTCTATCATACAGTCGAATATATCGCCTAGTGCTTTACCATCTAGGCGAACCGGCGTACCAGTCAAACCGATCACCAGCGCGTCTGCCTCTAGCGCCCATCTAATAACCGTCTCGAACATGTTACCCTTTGCCAGATGTGCCTCATCGACAAACAGCACACGCGGCGGCTTTAGTTTGTCCAGCCTGCTATAAGCTGTGCCAATCGTGCCGACTTGCACGGGTTGCTTGCTTGGTCGCTTTCCGCTAGTGATCAGGCCGTGTTGAATATGAGACTTCCAGAAGCTCTGAGAGGTCTGTCTAAGCAGGTTCTTACGATGCACCAGAAACCAGACGCTTGCACCAGGATCGCGAGCAACGGCAGATTCTGTTATGTAGCCAGCAACAACAGTTTTCCCGAAAGCAGGCGAGGCCACGCCAAGAATGGATTTATGACCAGCCGCAACAGCCTGCCGGAGCTTGTGCACGAACTCTGCTTGATCGTCGTATAGGTTAATTTTTGGCATTACCAGCCTCCTCTATCCGCTTACAAGCGATATTATAATAATCTTTGTCTAGCTCAATGCCTATAAAGTCACGGCCTAAATTCTTACAAGC